AATCACACTTGTAACGTTTTTAGTTTTATTGGGTGTTGTCGGTTGGATAATTTGGGAAGTGCGCCACGCTGAAAACGAAACGCATAATATCGGGTCACACTATGATAGTAATGACGGCGTAACCGAATTTGATTTAGTACGCGAAGAGTTTAATGAGGCGATTCACGAACTACATAAAAAAAGAGGGAATCCATGAAAACCACATTGGATAAAATACGTTCATACAAACCGTGCGCCGACGGTTGGTATAAACTTCTAACCTTTCTGAATAAAACGGGACCCGATGACGAACCGTTGGATTTGAAGTGGTTGTTATGCGTAAACTTTAAAGGAGGAAACATGGCTACAGATTTGGCATTACAGAAAGCAGCGCAAGCATGGTGTAAGGAAACCACGAGCCACAAAGTAATGGATGCGGAACTGGCCGAAGCCTTTGCTGAGATTCTTGACGAGATTTGGAGTCAGCCGCGGCTTGGGAACGCCACCACTGGCGAGATGCTCGAAGAACTGAAAACTCGGGCAGAGATTCACGGCTATTCCGGGTATCGGACTGTTGACGCATAACGATGAAGCTGTGCGGCAGGCAGCCGCCACAACCAAAGAACAAGACAATGACTGACGAAACCGAGAACACTGAACAAAGCCGCGTTGCGGCTGACTGTCCGAACGGGCGCCTTGTTATGCCGCTACGAATAAACGAGAGCGAGATAAACAGGCGGATAAATGCTGCGATGTGGTCCCAACCAAAGTACGCAGTGAATAGTAATTTCTACCTAAAAGGGTGGGACGCAGCAAAGGTGAGGCCAACTGTGAAAGCGATACTTATCGAGGTCGGTCTTGTTGAGTTGATTGACGCATAACGCCAAGTTAAAAGGACGCAGTAGGAACACGAACAGAGCGCCGAGGATTAGGCGCTCCTTTTGAACTTTTTGTTAGGTGTTGATTATGGGAAACGGGACTCGATACGACCGATTTACAGCAAACGAGATTGACCGTGAAAGATTTAAAGAGCGGCCAAAGTTTTATGACACTCGGTATTCAAACAGGGCGTGCTCACGATGCGGTGAACGCAAAGGATTAAAAGGGGGTAAGCAGGTTCGCAACGCAAATGGAACACGCACTTTTATCTGTGCTAACTGTAAAGACACCTAACGTTGCGCTTCAGAGGCAAGCCGTAACGACCAACTAAGAAGGATAAATGAACTATGAGCGACGATGAAACTAAAGCAAACACCGAGGCGGCTTGTCCGCCTGAAAGCGCCTTGTTATGTGGCGGTATGACCCCTGAGCAGTTTTGTTACTGGTTGAATGGATTTGGCGAACTAACTGAAGCACCGCCGACGGAAGAACAATGGAGATCAATCAAAGAGCATTTGCAAACGGTATTTTTTAAGATAACCCCGGTTGCACCGGGAACGATACCTCCAATGACAGATAGGTGGCAGTGGCCGCACATAATGCCGACTATTACGTGCTGACACATAACGCTTTGAATGAAGGGCCGCGTAAGCGGTCCCAGCGAAGCGATTCTATTCAATTGTTATGTGCTGATATTGAGAGAAAAAATGACACATGATGAATTTCATCGTTTAATTTTAAGGGTGGCAAATGTGACCAGTATAAGATACTGGAACTATTTGAACTATCCACGCAAGCCGCAAGAGTTTGCAATTCTAGGGGCTTACGATATGCCAGACGGGATACACAAAGAGCTTATTGATATAGGTTTTGAGTTTGGTGATGATGGGCTTTATCGAATTCACAAAACACAAGGCACATAACATAGTATTAGACCGTCACTGGCGACCTAATATAGAGCGATAAAGGAGAATAAACAGTGAGTATAAGTAATAAAATAAAACTTGTATTGTATTCGTGCTTATTATTATCTTGCGCGAAAGCGGAAGAAACGCAAACAGTAATGTTTGTTATTCCGTTATTCGATATCACGTCGGTGACGGTAGATGTATCACCAAACGACGATCAATGGTTAATCGGGAAGTTTATCACGCAAGAAAAACTCAACCAATTACGCGCAAGTCAATACGATATCGAATTAGTAATACGCAGAAAGGATAATGCATTATGAAACATTTCACTCCATTATTTTATGGTTTAGTAACTATTATTGATGCATGGGTAATTTATTTTATTCTTGCCGCTTTTTCACCGCCTATAGGGTTAATAAGTGTATTACTTACATTTTCCGGTTTTATATTATGGGTTGTATTGAATATGTCATTGTTCGAATACTGGGATAATAACCGCGAAAAAATTTACAATCATATAAAACAATGTTATATAAAATATTCTCGTCGTGAATAGAGAATAATCGTTAATCAAAACGGAGGGATAACCATGTAAGCTAATATATATTGAGTACCGCGACGGTTTTATATAATTAATTAGTTACCGTCGCGGTACAATTACGTGTAACGAATCTTTATTTTTTGCTTATGTAGGAATTTGAGTGTTGCCGAAATGAATAATTACATTTTGTGGATGCCTTGAGAAATCAACAGATTCGCGTTGTACAGGTTGTAAGTATCTCACACCATCCCAAACCGACGCGAAATCGTCGTAACGGTTTGAGCTTCTATATAAGCTTTCGTTATTTCTGATACTTGAGTTAGATTGCGAGATATATGTCCCTCCTTAATGAATAGGCGCGGTTTGCCATCGTCCAAGTGTATATAACTATTAACGCGTCCGCCTTTTAGATTTGGATGCCAGTCATATCCAAGACTTTGTAATAATTCACGCCTCTTATTTAACGGAAGGTTACGACGTAACTCGAGTAACATTCGATCAAACGCTTTTGATGATATCCAACCGCCTGCAAAACCTGGTCTACCCTCTTCAATCGCTTCGATTATTTCTTGTTCGATACTTCCCAACGATGCGTTCAAGGCTTCGTCCGTACTCGTCGTTTTAGGTGCGCGATGACAAAGTATAGCGGGGTTCAATTCGTCTGGTATACGATAGGATTGTAGATAATGAGTAATCGCCGCGTAACCTTCCGTATTTAACCAATGATAGAGGCGTGGGAAATAATCGCCCGCCATACCATCACGTATAATATCGTCGACGGTTTGTTGTGCGGTATAGAATACACAAAACCGTCGATCATTTCGTGTTTTACGTATCGCGTCCTTGTGGTTACTATTCAACATGAAATTAGCACATATGTCCGCCGTTACCTGATCAATACCTTTTAATTGTATCTCAAGACCGTCGCCGCCCGTAATCATCGGCTTAAGTGTTTCTAATACTTCCCTTCGATGGTCAGGTACATAAATATCTTCGACACCGATAAAAATTTTATTCAATAACCAACCGTTAAATTTATTATCGATATCCATTGCTTTAGGAAAATGAACGTAGCGCCGTCCAATCGCCGCCGCCACACATCGAGTAAGCAACGTTTTGCCGTTACCTTCAACACCTTGTATTAACGGTGCCCATTGGAATTTAATACCTTTGTATTGAACAATCGCCGCCATATAAGCGAGTAAAATTTGTTGGTCGTATTGATTAGGTAATAATTTAGAAAGGTGGTCGAGAAATGGTTGTACATTACCCTGTTTAGAAGGTACATCGAGCGGTAAATAAACATTTAATAAACTACGCCCGTTTTCGCTAATAATTGCGCCTGGCGTGTCGTTTGGCTTAAAACAAGTTCCCGATACCTTTGGGAATCGTACCGCTTGTGATTCCGTGAATACTTCCCACGCTTTACGTGTCGTTTTCACGGCGTCACTATCAAGTTGAAATATATAACCACCATATAAAGCGTTAAATTGATCGGACTTTAACAACATACCGTTAGGAATAAATATACGATGTAATTCAGTAATATAAACGCAATTTTTAAATAATTCGAGTTGTTGCGGCGCGGCTAAATATTGGAATCCTTCAACAAGTAACGGTTCAATTTTATCAGGTAATATGGGCTTTATATCGGTTGATTTCCCTAGTACATCGCGCTGCATTGAAACAGCGTTTAATATTGTTCTTTGCATATAATCATCGCGCCGCCACTTATCACGAACCAATGATGAACGAAACATAATTCGTTTGACGCGTTCACAATCTTTGCCCGTCCAAAATGCTAGGTGTTGTGCTAAAGCCGCATCCGCTGCCGATTCGTCATAAGAGTTTGTTTCATGCGGGTAACAATCGTTCAAAACTTCTTTGTTTGCTATCCATAAATCTTTGAAAGACGCACGACCACCGAACGCACTTGCCGCGCTTGTCGATTTTAACGCACGATCAATTAATACATCGTCGTCTTTGGGTCCGTTCCATTCCGGACAAGGTTTGTCCGTCCATTCATGTGATGCGATATGTGTTTTTGAAGGAAAATAAAGCGTTATAATATTGGTTAATTCGGTTAATAGTTGGGTACCGGGTGAACCGATAGCATTTATGCCTGTTAACGCAACGAAACGTCCTTGTGTATAAAGTTCGATTCCCAATTGTGTATTTTTACAACCGTGTGATGGCGGGTTAACTGCTGTACCAATAATATGCAAGCCTTCGCATGATTGCGAAACCTCAATATATGCGCCCGATAATCGTTGCATTAAATCCATAGCAATAACAGACCATTGATTACCGATCAAACAGTGATCAATATCAATGAAAAAAAATGGATCGTTTTCGGTAAAAACAAAACCGATTCCGTATGTTCCACCCAACATATCGACCATCGATTTTGCGGTTTGATAATCTAACCAAATATTAGAATTGTGCGCGTCCGCAATTTCGAATGTTCGATAATCAATCGGTATTTTATCTATTTTGTTTTCTCGTTGTATTGGCTGCCATAAAATATATTGATTATAATTCGTTATCATCAAATAGAATTCCGTGCGCGAATTTTTAACGCTTCCGAAGCCTTTTTTACGTGTGGGTCATTATTAGCCAATCCTTGAGCAATAACGGGTAAAATTTCATTACGAACAGCATAACGCAAAATATCACGACGTAATTTCGGCATAGTCGAAAAATATTTTGTTACGAGACTATCCGTTACACCAGCTTGTTGCGCTATTTGTTGCCGTGTTAATTTAATATATCCGTGTTTTATTGCTAAGTCCACGGCGACAAGTAATATTTGTTGTCGACGTTGTTCTGGTAATACGCGCGATTTAACACGGGCGTGATGATTGTTAACTGATTTATTGAACGTACTAATAAAATCAGAAAACGAACAACCCATAATATGTAAAAAGGAACCGTCCGGAATTCCGGCACGTTCGCACAAATCAATACGAGTGATATTAATCAATCCGACTTCTTGTATCATTGTTTCAGTAACATGCCGCACACGTCGGCGTTTTTCTTCGATTGTCATACCCATACCTACAGTGTTAGATATTATAATATATTCTATATTGTCGCTTTTGTCAATATCTCATATTGTACCGATACGATTGGCAAAACATGCATCACCACCTAAACTATTTATTAATTCGATCCATTGTAATTGTGCTCGTTCCCGGGGTGTATCAGAGTATCGCCAACGACTAGGTTTTATTTCCCTGCTCAAAAATTGACCAATAATTAAACCGACATGGTGATGCTGAATTAATACAGAACGAATACCAATTAGGTCGCTTGATTTTATGCGGGCATTCATTTGGCTTGAATCATTTGCTAAACCGTAACGAATAAAATCACCTTTATCGGTATAGGTTGCTCCAACATTATTACGCCACAATCGACAATTTTTTCGGCTCGCCTCGAGTCTAACCGCCGATTGTATTCCTCCTTCACTTACTACATCGGTATCCGACAACGGTATATCGTCGACAATTCCTAAACGTCGTTTTAAATCTTCAACGGCTTGTTGAGGAATGCTCCATTGAATCGCCCAATTAATTAACTGGTTCATAATTTACCCCTAAAGTGGTTATTAAAATGTTCCTCTAATTCTTCCGGCGTAGGAATATTCGAATTGTCGAAACAGAATTTACTACCCTTACGATGTTCGAATAAATAACCGCCACAATTACAAATATTTGTTCGTCCTTTTTCGTTTTTTATTCTGTATTTATCTGGCTTAAATATTCCGCTGCATTGCGAACATTTAAACGACTTATCTGTTTTATACGCTCTTAATTGTTAATCGGTAAATGAAATTCGTTGACGACATCGATTACAACGATAGGGAACGCTCATTACCTGCACCAGATGTTTTTAATATTTGTAATAATTACGCCTATCGCTACCATTATCGATAATTTAATGAACCCAATTAGTATTATTAAATTTAACAATTCGTTTTTCCCATAACGAAACGTTATAAAATCTTTATCGAATGAACCTAATATATACGAAATAATAACAATTACACTCAATAACAATAAAGTATTGCGTATTTTTATCATTTAATTAAATCCTCATTTACTCGATCAGCTAATATTAACGCATCATCATAATTTAACGTTTGCGCGGTTAATACATCCGTACCAAATAAAAAATAAAACTTACGATAACTTTCTGAATCAGTTAAACCAATTGAGCGTTGCTTGCCCGCCCAATATGCTATTGAACCGCGTAACGCTTGTTGCGCGTCTTGTCGTTTTAAATGTCGTTTAGCATGTGCTTTTTGACCAATATACGGTACATGTTTATTTTTTAAATCTTCCTTATATTGTTCAATTGGTAAATCAATTCGCGCAATTTCACCCCGCATGTGTGAAAGCGTTAGAGGGTCCAATTCAGTTAAATCACCATCGACGAATTGAGGTTGTCCCCTTGCCGTCGGTTCGGGATAATACCCGCAATACGGACAACATTTATAAATACGTTCATAAACGTTCCAACATTTAACACAATTACGCAACGGTATAGCGTCAGGGTTCGTACTGCGCGTTTGTTTTTCACGCCCAAATAACGACCATTCCCGAAACGCATCAGGTAAACCGTGCCGAATAACATTTCCGACATGATCAATAATAATTCCGTATTGTTTACCCTCCCGCAATCTTAATACGCGCCCAAATTGCTGAACATACAAACCGTATGATTGAGTCGGACGTGCAAAACTAACCACTTCAACGGCTGGTACGTCGAAACCTTCACCGAACAAATCAACGTTAATTAATTGCAAATATTGCCGATTTTTAAATTTGCGCAATATAATAGCGCGTTCATAATCGGAAGTATTACCGGTTACAATAACAGCAGATACACCTTTATCATTGAACTGTTTTGCAATTTCTTCCGCATGTTGTATATCAACTGCGAATGTAATACCTAATTTACCAGGCGCGATTCGTAAATAATGGTTAACCACATCGCCCGTAATCGTCGATTTTCGAACCGCTTTGCTAACTTGTGGCTGCTTATAATCTCCCGTACTTCCGATTTCAACGTTAGTTAAATCTAAATTCGATTGCGGCGCAAAAATTCGATATTCAGTCAAATATCCACGACTGATTAATTCGCGCATTGTCGGACCAGTAACCATCGTATGAAAAACACCGTCCGCTTGTATCCCTAAACCCTTCCCGTCGGCACGCTCAGGCGTAGCAGTAACACCCAATCCGTACGCATTAGGAAACAATTTAATTGTTTTACCCCATTTATTCGATCTTAAAACATGATGCGCTTCATCTTGTACCCATAAATCGACTTTCTTTCTCCAATCATGCAAGGTGTTTACACGACGTAAAAGTGTATCGACACCGGCAACCACGATGGGCGAATTGGGGGTGATATAAATTTTGCCGAATTCTTCATATTGCAATTTCGATATATTTTTAATAACAGATGATTGCCCAATAATTCGGTGATTAACATCGTTTCTAGATAATGCCAATGAAATTTGACTAACAAGTTCTTGACGATGTGCAGTTACACACGCGGGCTTATCCCGTTCTTGTACAATCTTAGAAAATACGCACGTTTTACCGCCTCCCGTTGGCAAAACGGCTAAAACATTTCGATGCAATTTCCAAGCGTCGTTAATATCCGAATCGAGTTGTATTTGATAATCGCGATAAATCATATTATTACCTATTGACTTGTTAAACAATACTTAGTATTCTTCGATTTGTCAATAATCAATTACGGAGTGTAAAAAATGAATAGTATCAATTTAAACGTGGAATTAACGGTCGAATCATTGCAACAAGTTGCAGGAATGTTAGAAGATTTAGCTATTATTATATCGGGAAATACTATACCGCGGGACATTCAAACCTCATCGGTACCACAACAAAACGACCTGGGTGCACCGGCACCACAACAAAACGACCTGGGTGCACCGGCACCACAACAAAACGACCTGGGTGCACCGGTACCACAACAAAACGACCTGGGTGCACCGGTACCACAACAAAACGACCTGGGTGCGCCGGTACCGTTTGTATCCCCTCCCACTGGGACGAAATTGGATAAAGCCGGACTTCCCCACGATCCTCGTATACATGCTAAAAGTAAATCGATTACAGGGGATGGTTATTGGAGATACAAAAAAGGCGTCGATAGGGAACATTTTGTTCCAATGATTGAGGCGGAATTACGTACACTAATGGGTATTACTGAACCGCAGACCGCCCCAGTACCGCCGCAGGCCGCCCAGACCGCCCATGCCGCCCCAGTACCGCCGCAGGCCGCCCAGACCGCCCATGCCGCCCAGACCGCCCATGCCGCCCCAGTACCGCCGCAGGCCGCCCAGACCGCTCATGCCGCCCCAGTACCGCCGCAGACCGCCCCAGTACCGCCGCAGGCCGCCCAGACCGCCCCAGTACCGCCGCAGGCCGCCCCAGTACCGGCCACTTTCCCTGAAATGCTAATTAAGGTTTCACGATTAAAACAAGCGGGAAAATTAACCGATGCTCAGGTAGCAGAGGCAAACGCCGAAATCGGTATTGCACAATTGCCGTTATTAGCCGCCCGTCCTGATTTGATTCCGGCATATAACGCCGCTATCGAACGAAGGGCGCAATAATGGAACATTCAATATTAGCACCATCAAGCGCCCCCGTGTGGGGTGCTATAAACGGATGTACAGGCTATGTTCAAATGGCCATTATGTACCCGGAAACAGAACAAAACGCTGAAGCAATCGTTGGTAATGCACTCCACAAAATATCGGCCGAATCAATACGGGCAATCACAAGGAGGGTAAGTATCGATATACAATCGCTCGTCGATATTCCGATTGATGGTTACATGATAGACGCCGTCACAGTATGCGTCGAAAACGTTGCGGATATTATGCGAACATCCGGCGTATTTGGCGGCGATTATCTAGCTATCGAAGAACGGATCGATATTTCAATAATAAACCCTATCAATTGGGGAACCCCTGACGTTTGGCTGTTCGATAAAAACACAATGACGTTATACGTATGGGATTTTAAATTTGGTTACGGAATTATCGAAGCGTTCGAAAATTGGCAATTGTTAGACTATACGGCCGGAATTCTTGATAAATTAGGAATCAACGGGCGTACTGATCAATCCATCAAGGTTGATATGCGGATTATTCAGCCTAGAGCGTGGCACCGTAACGGGCCAGTTCGAAAATGGGTTACGAAAGCGAGTGATTTGCGCGGATATTTTAACACGCTCCGAGCAAATGCCGACGAAGCGTTAAGTGATAAAGCTAGATTACATGCCGGTCCGCATTGTAAAAATTGTTCCGCACGTCATGCTTGTGAAGCCGCACACCGTGCCGCCCTGGATGCGTGCGATTTATCTTTTACGGTAGCACCATCCGAAATGCCAGACGATGCCGTCGGGTCTGAATTACGATTAATTACTCGAGCAATGGAAGCGTTAGAATATCGCAAAACCGGTTTAGAAATACAAGCCGAAAGTTTGTTACGACGTAATCGAATCGTATCAGGGTATACGCTTGTTCCTGGTCGCGGGTCAACAATATGGACTCAACCCGATAATGACATAATCGCTATGGGCGATTTAATGGGCGTAAATCTTCGTAATTTGAAGGCAAAAACACCAACACAAGCAATACAATTAGGTATTGACGAAAACGTCATTAAGGCGTATAGTGAACATAAACCGGGTAAATTAAATTTATCTAGGTTAGACGAAAACTTAGTAAAGAGGACTTTATCGAATGAGTAATGTCATTGAAATAATTACCCCTGTCGGCCGATTAGTACAAGGTCATCCGATGGAAATTAATCCGGTAAAAGATGATAAAACCGGAATCCAAAAAACAAATGTTTCAGGTGAGCCACAAGTAAGCGTATTTGTTGCTATCGCTATCCCAAAAGGAAGTGAAACACATTGGGCGCATACCGAGTGGGGACGTTCGATTTGGAAAGCGGGCGCGGAAGGTTGGCCAAATGGTGAATTTAATTCACCGTCTTTCGCATGGAAAGTCGTGGACGGCGATTCGCAAGTACCCGATAAAAAAGGTATCAAACCGTCTACTCGGGAAGGTTTTCCCGGTCATTGGGTCGTAAAATGTAATAACGGTTTCGCAATTCCTTGTTACCACGCCAATCGATATCAACCACATGAGGTAATTCAAAATAAAGCCGAAATTAAACGCGGCGATTATATCCGCCTTGTGATCCAAGCAAAAGGGAACGCGCCTAGCCAATCACCCGGCGTTTATCTTAACCCGTCATTGTTCGAACTCACGCGGGCGGGTGTTGAAATTGTCGTACAATCCGGGCCGGACGCTAGTGAAACATTCGGTAAAACTCAAGCCGTAATGCCGACAAACGCGCTAATCGATCCGAATATACCAGGTGTGCCAGGTGTGCCAAATGCTAGTTTGATAGTACAAGCCGGAGGAACATTGCCCGGAGTAGGTGCCCAAATCAATCAAACGGCAAATGTACCGGGCGCAGTAGCGCCGCCAACAATTCCGACATATACACCCGTACCGGAGTTTTTAAGTCCTGACGAACGTTTTAATGTGTCAGGTACGGTGTATACTCGTTCGCAATTGTTGGGGTTTGGCTGGACGGAAGAACAAATAAAAACGCAATCAAAAGTATAAATTTGTACCCGTCGCCGTATTAATTCTTTCTCCAACGGTTCACGGCGACGGGTTTTTAAGGGATAAAAAATGATTAACGGCCGACGACAATGTGACCCTATAAGTGGATGTGGTAAATATTACAACCAATTCCTTAATATTTGCCCACACTGCCAAACATCTACGGCTTTTTCTAATTTCATGCCGTACAACCCTATCGACTGGGTTTACGATTTGGAATCATATCCGAATGTATTTCTAGCGACGTTCAAACATATCAACAGTGGAACAATTAACATATTTGAAGTAAGCACACGTAAAAACGAATTAAACGATCTAATGTTGTTTCTAAATGCCTTAACCGGGGTTCAATCTCGTTTAATTGGTTTTAATAATATCGGTTACGATTACCCTATACTTCACTTTATTATTACGAATTATTACAAACAAATTAGTTACGACTCTATCTATTATAAAAATCTCGAAATTATTAACACCCCATGGGAGCGCCGATTCGATAGTATCGTACCCGAATATCAATGGTACATCTCGCAAATTGACCTATATAAAATTCATCATTTTGACAATGAAGCTCGTCGAACATCGTTGAAAGTTCTCGAATTTAATATGCGGTCCGATAATATAGAGGACTTACCCTTTCCCCCCGGAACAATATTAACAAATAAACAAATTGAAACGTTAATACGCTATAACATACACGACGTTAACGAAACCGAAAAATTTTTATTTAAAAGTCTGGATAAAATCGAATTCAGGGAAGAGTTAACAAAAAAATATAACAAAAATTTTCTAAATCATAGTGATAAAAAAATTGGAACCGATTACTTTATTATGAAGTTAGAGGATAATTTACCCGGTTCTTGTTACATAGAAACACCAACAGGCCGGAAACCAAAACAAACAATACGACCTCAGATTTACCTTGCGGATGCGATTTTTCCTTATATTAAATTTGAACAACCCGAATTCAACCGTGTACTAAATTGGTTCAAATCACAGGTAATAACCGAAACAAAAGGAGTTTTCGAAGATGTTAACGTAATAATTGACGGTTTCAAATATGTTTTTGGAAGTGGGGGAATACACGGCTCTATTGATTCGTGTATTGTGGAATCGGACGATGATTATATTATTACCGATTGGGACGTTGCAAGTTATTACCCAAATTTGGGTATAGTTAACAGGCTTTATCCTCAACATTTATCTGAAACATTTTGCGATATTTATAAGGACGTATTCGAACAACGAAAACAGTATAAGAAAGGGACCGCTGAAAATGCAATGTTAAAACTAGCTTTAAATGGCGTGTTTGGAGATAGTAATAATAAATACTCGCCGTTTTACGACCCATTATACACAATGTCGATTACTATTAACGGGCAATTATTATTATGTGTATTAGCCGAACAATTAATAAAAATTCCAGGTTTGCAAGTAATCCAAATTAATACCGACGGATTAACGGTCAAATGCCCCCGACTATATATTGATACAATGAATAATATTTGTGAATGGTGGCAAAAATTCACATGTTTGAAATTAGAAAAAGCGATATATAAACGAATGTTCATTAGAGATGTAAACAATTATATAGCGGAATACGAAAACGGAAAATTAAAACGAAAAGGAGCATATGAATATAAACGCGAATGGCATCAAAACCATTCTGAATTAATAGTCCCAATGACGGCAGAGGCCGTACTAGTAAGGGGGGAAGATGTCAGACAGTTTATTAGCAATCACAAAAATATTTTCGATTTTATGTTGCGCGCAAAAGTAGGAAAAAAAGAGAAATTAATTTTTAACAACGCTCAAGAATTGCAAAAAACCAGTCGATATTATATCGCGCATGACGGCGGAACGCTCGTTAAAATTAGTCCGCCAGTAACCGGGGGTATTGTCGGATGTTGGAAACGTTCTAACGGCATAACGAAATATTATTACGACCAGATTAGGGAATCTTTAAAAGGTATTGATACGACCGAACCATTGGATGCGAATGGTATACCATGGGACGAACGTATAAATACTAAGAATAAGTCTAAATATAAGGAACGAAAGACGGCGTATAATAAGGGATATTTAGTACAACCCTGCAACGACATTACTACAGTTAATATTGATAATATTAATTTAGATTACTATATAAATGAAGCAAATAAACTTATCGAACCTTTGAGGGTTAAATAATGGAATATTCAATCGCGTTTAATTTGTATTGTCCGGCAACTGTTGAATTTTACGATGACATAATTGAAGTCGATGCTACTATGACAGTCGATGAAATTTATAAAATGATTCACGATAAAGGACGTTTGATTTTTAATAATCATCCTTTTTTTATTCGTGAAACATCACTTATTCGTTCTATCATGCAAGCCGACCAGGGGTTGTAAAATGATCGAATTAAAAAAAGTATACAGAGGAAAAGAAACGGTAATAACTAGATTAAATAAAATTTTAATCGATAGTGAGGGTAATTTATTTATAAAAGAAATGCAACGGTCGGATAATTATAAATATTACTGTGTAGAAATTACACCTAAAGAATTGCGAGAACTAAGAGACAAATGTAACGAGGCATTAAGTAAAATTACCGGTTATGATTACAAAACAACAGTAACGATAAAGTAAAATTGTCGCCGTTTAATCAGGGTGAGGTTATATAAAAATGACTGAATTACTATTAAGTACTTTTTTACTTATAGGCGATTGGGGACAAACACGTTATATTGCAACGACGCATTATAAAGAAGTTAACCCTATATTAGGTAAAAATCCGTCGCTATCTACAGTTAATTTATATTTCGGTTCGGCTATTATTATCAACGGAACAATTTGGAAAGTGTTACCTAAAAAATATAAAAAAACGTACGGATATACAATTGCTAGTTATGAAGCTATGATCGTTTTACAAAACAAGGTGATCGGAATCAATGTTAAATTTTAGTAAAATTATAGTTACTTTCTATATCGGGTTTATATTCGGTTACGGTTATAACTACAACGCCGCAACAGAAATAATAAAACAACCGACTATTAGCCTATCAAATTATATAATACAGGCTTTCGATACGTGCTCGAACGAATTAAGTGTGTTACGTGATTTTATTGTCGAGACGCGTCGTTAAAGTTCATACGGGCGGTACATTGTTCGCCGTAACGTTTCAACGCTTGTATTGTTGCGGATAAATTCTTAAACGATTTATCATCTAAACAAATTAACCCTAATCCGTTATAATCAATTGCTTTTACGTTGACTTCCGGGGGGTTTATCGGTCCCGGGCGTGGTGGCAGAGGTAACTTTGTCGATAACGTCGAAATATCCCGTAAATTCTCTGATTTCATTCCACATGCTGTGAATAGAATCATTAAGCACACGCTCAAGTTCAACAGGTTTAATACGCGCCAATTTTTCGTAATCATGTGAATTTACCCTTTGGTTAAATTCTTGTTCTTTCAGTGAATAAGTTGTATATACATTTCGCAATGTTTCGATATTAATTGCGTAATCATTTATTTCATTACTCAAATTAATAATCGATTTTTCATACGCTTTTGTCGATTCTTCTAGGATAGTGTTTTGCCTAATTAAATGTGCGCCATATCCGATAATAGACGACAAACACGCGATTGCAACTACGTAGGTATATAATTTATTCATTCTTTTTTTCCCACACGTTAGCCGCAAAATAGGAAGGTAACAAAACCATTAACAACGATTGATACGCATCAACCGTTAATATTTTCACGATTAGTAATACGCTAAATAAAATAATACACCCTACTAATAACGCAAATTTACGTGAACTGTACCGTTCCATTTTAATAACTCCACACGGTTGGACGCGGACGGTTTACCGATCCTGTTAAATCGTCCAAATGAATAAAACGATTTACTCCTTTTTGTTTTACACCAACCCCAGTAAATCCGAAACGTTTAGCGTTTGATAAGATTAAAAACGCTTGTTCGTAATCACACAAAATGTCAATTGCTCGCCCTGTTGTATGCGGCCCATTGCGCCCTGTTGTCGATACAATATCGTTATAGTCTGGACATCGATATCCACTAGAAACGAAAAACGGAAATCCGAGAAATTTTCGCATTTCAATAACTTTTCTCATAAAATCGGATTGTATTAAATGTTTACTACAACAAGGACATTTCAACTCGTTTTCGGTAAAGTATTCCATTATCAGCCCCCTTTCCATTTACTAACCATGGGAAACGATGCGACCATAACAATGGCAACAATTAACAAGCCTATAAAAACTTTTCTTACTGCACTCGTTGTTTCATTGTATATTTTTAATAGTTGTGATAAATCTTTATGCTCATTATAGTGTTTTTCCGGATCGATCCAAAATTCATGCCCTTGCGCTTTTGTTTTTTCGATCAGCTTAGACGCTATCCTATCCACATCATCATCGCTTAACGTTCTTTGTTCTTCGTTCATTATTACCCCTTTCATAAAACATAATTAAAGAGGAATCCATTCCCTAACCGTATGTTGCAATTCTTAAAAATATATCCGCTAATGTCATACATGCACCGTTTCTTATTTTTTGTATTTGTTCGATATTGTGAAAATAATCCGGAAAAATTAATAATGTTGGGATAGGCGTTTTATCTAATAAAAAATCCAATCCTTTTAACTTATCGTTCCGATAATAACCCGGGACGATTTCACCTTGGCCAAAATATAATTCGAGTGGTTTTAGTATTTTATTTGCTAATTCTTTTGTATTTTTATGTTTTGGATTGTATTGAATTTGTGGTCCTATTTTTTTCGTCTTTACGCCGTTAAAATGTATTTCAAACCATAAATTAACGCCGACATAATTTTTATCGATTAATTGATAAACTGTTTTTAATTTATTATTTGTTGTATTTGGGGGAATAATTACACAGTAATCTTCAATATAAGAATGAATTTCGTTAACCCATAAAACCGCCTCGTCATGTTCATTGAACCCGATATACTCTTCACCCGGTTTTCCAGGTCTATGTCCTGCGCTTAACAAAATCATCTCAATACCGTTACATCGAGAAAATTAATATTACCTACAATATAGGGGTCGTTTCCTTGATTCTGTATTACATATGCACTAATTCTATCGCCGGAATTAACCTTAATTGTTCCCGATACCGCAGTAAGCGTGACTTCGCCTCCACCAGCGCTTGCGAAATAAACCCTGTGATACCCTAACCCGTAATCTTCGGCACCATTGATACGATTTCCTAAATCAATATAACCCAAACTGTTAGTATGATATCGAATCATTGACGTAATACGTACTTTTTTAATCGAACTATTAGCAATTTGGATACAGCTATTCGTCATTATCAAATTATCGCCAGTATTTAAAACTGACGGTATGTTCATAATTGAATACGTGTCTTTTGTTAATGTTTGATTACTAGTACCATATGCTAACGCGCTACGATTACCACTAATTAAATCGTGTTGATATTGAATCCCGCTATTAACACCAAATAAAAAATTTATTTCCGTATTGCTGGCACTATTTATTGATGTAATAGCGGTGATCGCTAATGATCCCGCTATCGTAATTGAACCGCTCATTACTCCGGTAACACCACCGGCACCGTGTACATGATCGCGTATATTTGCTTCGACTTGGTTCATTTGTGCCGACGTTAGAACCTGGTTGAGTGTAAATGTTTGGAACGAATACGACATAATTAACCCTCTAATGATTCCCATACGCCAGCGTTTAACATTAATATTTCGCCGGTATTTTCGTCGATTCTAAAATTATTTTTTTCACTATCTAAACCGACATTATTTAACGCATCTACACCGGAAATTTTTTGCAATTGTTCAGTATCATTAATTTTAAACATATAGAATTTTTCTTGTTTTAAATATTCAGCACGCGCAACACCAAGCGCGTAGGCATTTTGATCCTGACGTAATTTTAATTCCTTTATTCTATTTAAGTCGTCTTGTTTAATAAATTTAGGCATCGTATACCCTTTCAAAAAGCCAAACGTTGATTATCCAATTGACTAGTATCTAAAATAAACCAGTCGTAATCTTTCCATAAATCGATTGTATAATTCGTTACGTGTTCGATTCCGTTTTTTAAATTAATAACGTGTGAAATACCCAATACAGTAAATTTATTGTTCACCCCGGTATTATTTTCTCTTATGTGAATTAAATTTCCCAAATCAATACTCAATTGTTCAGGAAAAATATTTTTATGGGAAATTGTCATATCCGGTTTAGGATCGTGAAATTCCGCCGTTAAAAATTCCGCGTACTCTTGTGCAAAATTTTTATTTTTAATTAAATTACTCGTCAACGTTATGTCGCGTTCTCCGTATTCTGTAATTGACGAATTAACAGACGAATAAGTCGTAAATGTGGGTATACGTTGAATCGGTTTACCACGTACGTTAAATGTCGTCACATAGGCTGTACTATCTGAACCGTTAAATAATGAACAAATCGCCGTCGCACCAAAAAAAGATATATCTAAACTAGCGGTTAAGGTTAAATCGGTTCCAGAATCACCAGACGCCGTATTTAATCGATAATCTAAACTCACAACGGGGGTTATTAAATCGGTAGCGGGCGTATTTTCTTGTTTGTTATCCGGGTCAAAATAATTTAACCAAAAATTAACGTGTGAACTTGCGGGCACTGTTATTGCTGACGGTTCGAGATAGGCAACAGTACGGACATTAGTGGAAATTATTCGAGGTTGCGCAACGACATGCGAAATGTTCGCAATATTTCGATCGTCTAGCGCGTAAGTTAAACCGAAACCGGTATTATCAAAACTTGCCGTTACCGTACCTAACACATTGAAATAACGATTATGAAAAAATAATTGTTCACAAGGACCATTTGCCGCCCAATAGTAACCGGATTCTAAAATTTCTTGAATTGCCGAATTAGCTTGTCTATTTTGAAACCATGCAAACGGTATATCATCATAGAATGTATCGGTACCGAAACTCGCGACGTTACATTCTGACATGATAGCCGTAAATAAACTAGCAGGGTTAGTATCGGTATAAAGCGGTATATTGATATTATTATCTTTTAATCGCGCTATTTGATCCTGTGCTCTTAATGTTACTGTACGTGGACCTAAAATTGGTTGGACTGTAAATTGTTTTATAGTTCCTGCGAACACGGGATAAGTAGTACCTGAAAAAGTAGCACGCAAACGAATTTTTTTATTCGGCTTTAGATAGGAATAAAAAGCGCTTGCAGAATTAGAAGGTGAATATTTTCCATTTGAATTATTTAAGGCGATATCCATTACACCAACAGATAAAGGGCGACCTAACGTACTAGCTCGTCTGTCTATTGATACGCGTTCACAATCATCGGTAATGTTTGTATAACTACCTGTTACAAATTCGACCTCAAGCGCATAGTTAGGATAGGTGACAGTCATTTATACAAACCTTTCAGATTCAAGGTTAAAACTATTCATCTGATTACGCGCAAATAATCGCGCCGTGATTTCGTCCATAATTACAGGACCTTGAAATACGTAAGTATTGCCGGAACCACCAAAATTACCGCCATTTGGTCCTATGGTGATTTTTTCGGGTCCGTTTTCACCCGCTCTAAACATTGTCGGCTTATTTACAATAAATGATCCGCCATTGGCATATGATCCAATAAAATCAGGGGTAATAGTTCCCGACGTCAAACCGCCTTGTAACCCAACGTTTGTAAACGAAGGGATTGCAATATTGGGTAAATAATAATTAGAAGGGATTCCACCTTCGTTATATAAAGCTTGTCGGCGTTGTTCTAACTCACCTAATGAAGTGTCGGTAGGTTGTCCTAGATAAGCTTTTTGCCATTGTTCCGCTAAATAATTATACTCGCTTGCAGCCGCACTAGTTTCAGCCTCCCATATCATACGTTGGGAAGATGATAAACTCTCAATATAGATTTGCTGTTTAGCGAAACGTCCGTACGGCAATTTTAAAATTTGCCCTTGCAATTGTTTTAATAACGGTTCGTACATCGCGTCAGGGATTAATGATTTTTTCGATTTATAAGTTTCAAAAAAATTATCAACAGCCTTATTAAAATCGTCTATTTCTTCCTTTGACAATTCATCGATAACTTTTAAATATTCCGTGCGCAAATTCGCCAATTGCGTGGCGGCGGTACTCAGTGAGTCTAAAAATTCACGAGACTTAGTATACCCACTTATTTTCGGCATGATTTCAGTAACAAAATAATATCCGGCCGTTAACCCTGCTACAATATAATTTCCAGATGCCGCCGCCGCAGCCGTACCGGCCGTCGTTGTTGTTGTTGCCACTGCTGACGCTGTCGCACCTTGTGCCGTCCCTTGAGCAATAGCGGTACCTACGCCACCACCTGACGGACCGCTTAAAATCGTTTGCCATGCTTTTGAGGCGACGATTTCACCAAATTTATCGGTAATAATTTTTCCAATAGCATCGAATAATTTTTTAAACCCGTCCTTTAATGTTCCGCCGTCATGTAACAAATCGGAAATAGTAGAACCGAAAGCCTTTCGACTACTTTCCCACATATCGATCCAATCATCTCCGATACCTTTAAAACGATATTTCAATTGATCGCGCATATCGTCAGACGTACTTAATACGTCTCTATTCATTTCTTGCATAGCATCGTCGATACGTTTAGCCGCCGCCGCCCCTTCGTCACCAATCGATTCGTAATATTTTTTATAACTTGCCATCATTTCCATTTGCTCGCGTCTCGATATATTTTTAGTATCGCGAATAATTTTTATTTCTTCGTCGGCTAATCGTTGATATTCTTTGACCATATCATTGCGTATTTTTGTTTCCTCTTCCGATTCCTTTTCGACTTCTTTTAGTTGCGATCTTAAAAAATTAATTTTTTGTTCGGAAGTTTTGCGACCTGTTTCGACCTCAAGGTCGATACGTTTACGAGCCAGTTCGCGTCTTTTAGCAAGTGTTTTTTCGTCTTGTGTTACCGCTTCTTTTGCTTCCTTAGTTAATGATTCAATTAATTTATTATTCGCTTGTTCGATTTCTTTACTATCTTTCGTAGTTGTCGCTGCTAATTCGTTAAACGTTTTTCCCATTTCTGCCATTTGTTTTCGAGTCGCTTCCGTTTTACGTTTTATTTGTTCCTCATCGACAATATTACGTAATGATTCGCGAGCGCGATTTATTACTGATTCAAAACCGGGAATCCAACTAACCAAAGTTCCAAAGGTTTCCAATATCATTTCAACATGGTCGGCAATAAATTCGACCATTTCGGACCACGCATTACTAACAGCGTTTGTTACTTCATCCCAATTATTAGCGAGAGCGACGCCAGCAGCCACAAGGGTGCCAATAGCGACAACGGCTAAACCAACCGGCGAGGCTATTGCCGCAACAACGGCGAGAAATCCCGCTATAACTTTAGTCGCAGCACCAATACCGACGAGTAACGGGCCTAATACCGCGGTAAAGGTTGCAAAACCGATAATTAAATCCTTGGTCGATTCGTCTAAACCTTTAAACCAGTTTACGGCATCTTCCGTCCAGGTTAATAACTCGTTGCCCACCTGTATCAATTCAAGTAAATACGGACGCAATATTTCGCCGACTGTTCGCGCTAATGTTTCGGCACGGTCGCTCATAATTCGAAGCATATTCGTAGGACTATCGATGGTACGGGCAAGGTCACCCTGCGCCGCTGTGGTACCTTCCAATATAGTAATATATCGCGCTAATACTTTTTGTTGTTCGTTTAACTCTTCGCCTTGTTTGATAATACCGTGATTTAACGCGGTCATTTTTACTGTCGTTTCGTTGACAATAATTCCAAGCGCTTTCAACGGTTCCGCTTCGCCGGTAATACCCGAACGTAATTTTTCGAACGCTACGTCGCCTTTTAAATTGTAAAATGACTCTAAATCTTTCGATAATTCCGTTAGGCTTTTCGCCATTTCATACGATGCGGTTTCGCTAACGCCCATGGATTTTGCCATAACGTTAACTGTTCCGATTGTCTTACGTAACTCGACATCGTTTAAACCTAAGTTTGTTCGTAAATCTTCCGACCACTTGCGAGCGTCCTCTTCCATGTTACCCATGGAAACACTAAACAAGTTTTCGCTTTCTTCCGCTTCGAGTGCAAATTTTAGCGCAGCACCGGCCGCAGTTACCAAGGGTGCAGTAATACCCACGGATAACCGCGTACCGGTCGATTCCATTTTATCGGCCATTTTTTCGAACGATTCAGACGTTTTGTTTAAATCGTTTCGAATTTTATCTAGGCCAAGTAACGACGTGGTTATTGAGACGTCAGTCACGGGTTAACCCCTTTCTAGTAGTTGCGCTAAAAAATTATACTCCGATATCGTTAATTCTCTGACGTCTCGCTTAGTCCAACCGTAGACGCGAGCGAATCGGTCAAGGGACTTGAGAAAGGGACGTCTGTCCGCTCCCCGTCTTGTAATTCTCTAATAGTACGATTTAATTCCATCATTTGTTCTAACGTCAACGAACGTACATCATTGGCGGTTATCTCATTGTTTGCTTTATTACAAACATGTGTAAGAAACATTCGTAATAATTTATAACTGCCTTTACCTAACGTTGAAGGTGTTACACCAATATCCTCCAAATCCTCCCAGTCTCCGATTGTCAATGGTAAAGCCTTTTTAAGGTGTACTTCTTTACCGTTAATTTTTAACATGCTCATAGCATTAACTCCTTTTTAATAATCCGATTTTGTGGTTGTTAAATCAATTTGAATCGCTGTACCGGAACCAGAATGGTAAAAAGCCTTTGCGTTAAAATCCACTGTAATTCGTTCGCGCCCTGGAATCGACAACGGCATACTAGTGAATACCATTCGAGGAATGTCAAATATTAAACTAAACGAACTGGCTTTTGTCGCTGATACTGTGAAACGCTGTTCGGTTTGGCTTAAAAATTGCTGGTACTCTATCATGTCAGAAAAATCAAGCGTTCCATTGATATTTACCATTTGATGACCAGACCGACGAATTCGACCGATATCGACCGAATTATTGAGGATCGGAATACCTTCAAACGCGTTTTGTATCGCAATTGTTAATGCTTCGACTTTAGTCGTAGCAGAGCCACCCAATGATAATGATACTGTATCGAACGTAAACGGTTTACTAGACGATCCCGGGAAAGTTGGTGTAACTTTGGTCGTGTATTCTTCGCCGCGACCCAGGAACGTTACAGACGCACGTACGTCCTGATTTGGTACCATATTGAAAGTAAGGGCTGTAACCACACAGCCGGTATAACGAACCGCCGTTGTAACGTCACGGAATACTGTCACCGAATAAGGAGTAACAGGACAATCCGCCGCGAAGTCTGATTTAGTGGTTAAAAATGTGTTTTTATACAAAGAACCAGATGCCACGATTGAAACCGATTTCGTTTCTAGCGCACCTTTCAACAGATGGCCAACACTGACGGGGTGCGCGGCTAATGTCATATTACCGCCGCGACGATATACGCCTGCTTGGTCGTCTGGTTCGGCTAATGTGCCGATAATATTTTTGTACGAAAATCGATCAATATTCGTTTGTATACTTTCGTTTAATGCTTCAAGAAAATCGGTTGCCGCCTGGCCCGATCCCCAATTACTTTCTTTCGATATTCCGATATAACCTTGAAAACCTTGTCCGGACATTTTTCTAACTCCTTACGTAGTTGTCGCTTTTACCATAACTGAAAAAATAATTTCGCCTAACCCAATTCCGTAATCAGTAGCGTCTTTAATACTGATAATTTCACCACCGAACAAAAATGATAATTGAACGTTAAATTGGTCGTTCAAGTTTAAATTTTCCATTAATATTTTTTCGACTTTCGCTAATAATTTATTACGGTTTATGTATGCTTCATCAGGATCAATCGAAGCTGACGCGCACCAAATCGAATATTGTAATTCGATCATTAAAACCGTACCGCCACTTATTACTTGGTTTTCTACAGGGGGGACAATTCGTTTATCGAAATAAACGCCCACCCAGTCACCTACATAACCTTCGAACGGGAATTCCTTTTCTTTCTCCACAGTAACGCCGAACATATCGGTGTTACTATCCAATATATTGACGATTTCATCTTGTACAGCGTTATAATCGACCCACGGCATTTATTTTGTTACTCCCGAATCGCGTATCCTTGCTTCAATGATTGTAATACCGAGTTTTTTACCGATTACTTTTGTCGGTAACATTGGACGTTTCTTTAACCCCGGATGCTGAATTTGTTTTCGCACTATAGACCCTTTCGCCGTTCTAAATTTCAACGCTTTTTTTGTTTTCGGTTTTATTATATATTTCGATGTGCCATTTTGATGCCATTCGGCGGTTTTTTCATTACTGCCAACCCATACGGCATGATCACCTATTATTTTTTTGTAATAACTTTGTTTTAATCGTCCTCTATCTTGTAATATTCTCGATGATCCTAAACGACGATTCGCAATCGTATTTTCGGATAATGTAGGCCAACCGCCCGACGGTTGTAAACGTCCTTCCTGTTCGAAATTGTCATTAATCCACTTTAAATGTCGCGAACCAATCGCGTTTAATAATTCGAATTTATCAAAAACAATTCCTAACCGTTCAAGTTTTTTAACAGCTCCACTTACATCAACTTGAGTTTTATTTCCGATCATCTTCTATATCATCCAATTTGTCAGAATCAATAGTTTGATTTTCGAATTGATCTTCCTGAAATGTTGGAGTATACCCGCTGTTATTACTCCATACCGACCCGGCCCCCGTGGATTTGGCCGAAATTGTCGCGCCGGATGAATCGAATAATTCGATTTTACCTTCGGAAATTTCGTTTAATAAATCCATTGCTATCTTATATTCTTTCAACCACGGAGAATCCTTACTGGTATTTCTTACGAATATTCGTTTAGCTAATAATTCGTAAACGGTTAAATCCGTGGCGATAGTTTCCAATATTGGTGCACCCGAAACCGGTATCGTATAACGCTTACTTAACTTTGCATTAATAACGTTATCGACTCTATCCATATAATGTGCAATATCGGCACTGCCAACAGTACTCACGCTGCCAACTGAGGGCAACGTGAGTAATACTTTTGATTGCGTCGTATAAGTCGACATATTTAATAATACTCGTTTTCTAATGGGTCGAAAATTGAATCAACAATATTTCCAAAATCTTTCAAAAACGCGTCTTTTGTTTCGTATCGTATCAGTTTGTTTTCGGGCGGTTGCGCCCCTTCCCTTCCTGCATTGATCCCAAAATGAACCGTTACGCCACGCCCTAACAATTCAAGCGCTTGACTATACCAGTTGACTGAATCAACATTAGCGTAATGTTTCTTGCCTAGAAAATGCGTTGTATACAATGTCACGACCTCTTCACATAATACCCGTATTTCGTTAGTAATTACGCCGCCGTTACTCTTAAGTATATAGCCACAAATCAGCATATTGTCACGCATGATAAAATGTTTTTGTAACAATCGATCCGGATATGTTTCCTTGTCTTTTTGTAGTAGCGGATAATTACGGTTAAATCGTCCGCGCCGAATATCTTCCGATAAGTATCCCGTGTGAGCTATTGTTACATCAAACAATACAATAACCTCGCCCGGTCCTTTATTAAGTCCTAATTCGGGATGTTCATGAATCATGCCATAAAATCGCATTGTATCGCCTTTATACGGGCGATTCCTAAATAATCTAACCGGCATATCAGGCGCAAAATTCGTATCACAAGCAAAGTGCATTTGGCGTACGCCATAACCGTTAAAACAATTTTCGCGTAAATATTTTTGAATATTGAAACCGTCGATTACTTTTTCATCGGTGTCGATCCAAAAAACCCATTCCATTTCACATTCTGCTAGTCCCGCATTCCTTCCTGTTTCAAATCCTTCCGACCTGACGTCCGGACCATTATCGACAATAAATACGTTTCGATCAGAATATTGACTAATAATGTGTTTAGCGGCTTCATTCATTCCTGTATCAACGATTACAATTTCGTCGGCGATATGTTCGAGCGAACGCAAACACCAGTGTAATTGTTCCTCAGAATTTGGCCCCGCCATTAAACACGCCGACACGGTTTGTCGTGGGCGTTGTAACGTCAATTTACGATCCATATTAATCGGTTTCGACGGTTTACCATTAACGGTATATTCGATAATCCACCATCCTGCCGGTTTATTTAAAAATCGTGTATTACCGTTATACATCGACCCAACAGCAAGATTTGCTTTATTCGAAAACATGTCGCGAATATCATGCATATCGAAATGCCAAATATGTGCACGCCAAGGATATGATTTGTAGCTATCGTATTCCCACGGACCGTAAGGGACAGTTATATAAACTTTCGCGCCTGGCGCTAAATTCTTTTCTAACTCGTCAATAAATGCCCATGGTTCGGGTACATGCTCGAGAATTTCTTGTACGACTAGACAATCATAATTTTTTGTATTGATTTCGTGAAACTTATCCACTGTTGAAAATCTCAACATATCAGGGTATTTCGCTTTCCCCTCGCTTACGTATTCTTTCGCAATTTCGATACCGTGGTAATCAATGTCAATACCCGTTACATATCGGTCGTTTCCAATCGCGTTACTTGTATGGATAGCATACGACCCATGGGCGCACCCGTAATCAAGAATATTTTTTATATCAGTGTGCGTATTCAAAAAACTGGTTAAAATACCTAACCGCTGTTCATGCACTGTAAATGAAAAAACAGTCTTGTCGTGAGTACTTCCAATATGTTCGTATTGTTTTTTATACCCGTCCGTTTCTTCCATAAAATTGTAGTTTTGTAATTCTTCGACCACATCGGCGGCCGGTTCGTATCCGCGCTTAATCATTTCTTTCGCCGCGACAATATCAGAATTTCGAATAAAATCCCGTATTAACGAATCGTTATTTTTACTAAACGACTCGATTTGCGTTACGAATGTTTCTTGCCATTCCTTAGCAATCTCGCGCCAATTATAACTTTGCGAGTGGTTAATACCTTCATAGGAAGTACCCGAAAATAATTTGATATCGGTACAAATTTCGTAAACTCGTTTTACAAAATTTTCGACGTATTGTTCGTTTTGATTGATTAAATATCCCGCCCATTGGTTAATGGTTTCAGGTAACGCACCACGCGCCGTCGTTACAATTGGTAATCCGCACGCTTGTGCCTCAATTGCTGAAATGCAAGACACTTCATTAAATGTCGGCATAATCGGTGACGGTGTTGGATAAACATAACAACCCGCCGTTAGATAATGTTTATATAACTCTTCTTTGCTCAATTCACCCAGTACGATAATTGATTCACCGTATTTTTTAATTTCTTGATTGCAGAAATCATAAAATGTTTTGAAATGATCAACCGGGTTGTTATATCCGGCAACATACAATTTAAAATTCGGATTTTTTTCAAGTAAACGCGGAAAAATTTCAGTTAACAAAACATCGAGTCCGCGTTCAGGACGCGCAGCATAAATTAGCTTGTTATAGTCACGATGTGCGACGGTTTCACGTAATGAATTAATTAAATCTAAATCAACACCGTTTCGTGTCACCATAAAAACGTCATTATCTATGTTATGAACGCTTTCATACTGTTCTTTATGATAATTTGAAACGAGCGCGATACGATCCACGTTCCAAAGTACTCCACGTATAACACCATCGTTGCGACCTAATGCTAGGTCGTGCTGCCATAAAACATTCAAACGGCTATTAGTGGGATTTACGAACACTTCAGGGGAACGTTGCACAATAGTGACATCGTGTGGAACGGTACGAATATAATCTAATCCCTGAGAATAAGGAGCATATAACACGCCGTCAATCATTGCCGGTTTATCGGTATTAGTGAACATGGTAACGTTATTTCCTAATGCGGCCAATTCTCGCCCCATGTAATAACCAGCCGTTTCAGAACCACCAAGACCTTTTGTTTTGATTGTGTTGCCGTCAAAAGGTAAACCAGGTACTAATATTGCGATATCAAGTTTTTGCATGTTATGTCATCCTCTTAGGGTGTACGTTTGGGTTCAATTACATTAAATAAAAACGCTTTTTTGAATGGATAAGTAGAACTAACGACAGTTTTTTCCGCTACCCATTCGGCCAAGTATATACCGACACTCGTCGGCATAGTATATAAAACATAATAATTAGTCGAATCACTAGACGTCGACGTAATCGAATTTATCAAAGTATTATCAATACCTGTTACGGCAAGTACTGGCGCAGAATCGGGCGCGACCGAACTAGTCCAAGTGAATTGAACAGTATGTCCTCTATTATAAGATTCACGCATCTAACCCGCCCCCGTCGTATTGATCGCCTATTTTGACATTTAAAAAATTATCATTCGCGCCGACTTTCATACCTAGAAAATCACTAGTCCGCAGTTTAGCATATACGAGCGCAGCGACCGCCGTGGTAATTCGTTGTGTTGTTGCTGAATCGGATAAAAATAAACCTTCACTAATTAAAATTTCGCGCAAACGTTCCGTTAATTCACTAAATAACAACGCATCGGTTTTTGTTAATTGTATTTCTTTTGTTGTTGCAGTACTCAACACGATTCTATCGACGACAATTTTCAATAAATCTCTAAATATTGAATCATTCATTAAAACCGAATCGACAATCGTATGTTCACTAATTCTCGATATTGAATCGACCATTAAAACCGAATCAGTAATTAATATTTCAAGCGCTCCCGACAATGTGATTTCGGTACTAGCGGTATCGTCAAGAAATAAACTTGAAACCGCCAAATGTTCGAATATTTTAAAAACTTCATCTGTTAGTAAAATATTATCGACTAATAATTTATCAATAATAGTTATTCGTTCGTCAGGTATTAAAACAAAATCCGATAATACTTTTTCCTGTATACTTTCGCGCAAATCATCAAATACAATTCCATCGGTGTGGTCAACTGTATAAACGGTACCACCCGTTAACGTAGTTTCCGGAACGAACCCATAACCAGGAATAAGATTGAATTGCCCTTGATCTTGGTCTAATACGTATCCGTAACCCGGTATTAAATTAAATTGCGCCATACTTAAGTTGTCGTTATATCAAAATCAGGACATACATAAATTTGATCGGTTCCAGCTAAACCGGTCGCCATTACCTCAATTTCGATTTCAACTAATCCGTTACTCACGGATGAAAGTGCCCCAATGTTATATGAAATTTTGTAATATTTCGCGTTTGCCGCTGTTTCCCCTTCCCAATTTGTCGAACCGCTCGAATCAGTGGTAAGCGCTGCCGGTGAAGCTGTTAACGGGTTAGAAGCATTAACCGCGACCACATCGGCGAGCGCAATACTTGTGTTGTTATTAACAGTAACGCGCATTTGAACGTCATTGACGTTTAACGCTGTTGCTGCCACGCTTGCGTTTTCAACGATTAAAAATACGGTAACTGTACGTGCCGTCGTTAAATCGTAAAATTTACCCCCTAATAAAAAGCGCAAACCTTGCGAACCATTGACGCAATTTGCTGCTGTAGGTGATACCTTTAGTGATATTTCATTTGTTCCGTCGTATTTCGCTTTTCCAGTTCGAACGATGGTGGTTTCTTCCGTCAACGATCCGTAATAATCAAGAACCCGTTTTGAATAATACTGTCCGGATGTTCCGCATCCGAAAACCTCAATACGATGTGCCGAATTTTGTATAGAGGTCGTATTCAAAGTAACCCCGCTCGGGATAATACAGCGCTTCAAAATAACGTGCACCGAATCGGCGTTAGTCGAATCGATGTCGCAAATAGCCGCATTGATTTGCGTAAAATCAACCCCCTCACATTCCACATGTCCGCCGCCGGTGCCCGCAAATGAAAAAGCATGGTCTGCTTTATTCGTTCCGCTGCCGAGAATAACCGCGCCGCCTTTCCATACTAGTTTCTGTCCGCCCGCAATGCGTACTGCACCAGTCGACGCCGCCGATGACGTATCGTGAAATTCTAAATCGGTGTTAATCAAAGTTACATCGCAGCCGTCCGTAGCTTGCATAACGCATTGGTCATTTGTTCCGGTTCCTGTGCATCCGATCGTACCATCTTCGAAATAGCTACACTGGTTAGTCGTTGCACCGTGTAACGTGCAATCATTACCGGAATAAAAACTAACCCCTTTGATGTATTTGACGTCGCCAGCCGCCGAACCTTGTACTATTAGATTGTATGCACCGGTTATTGCGTTTTCTTTCGCTCCCGCTAAATAGGTCGCCATTGACGTATCATCAACGGATATAATCGTTACTCCATTCGGAATCGATATTGTAGTCGACGCGCCATATTCGGTATTGTGAATATTTGAACATACAATAACGTCACCCGCCGTTGGTGGAGTAGTAACAGTGGCTAAAAGTGCGCTAATAGACGCATAATAGGAAGTTGTAGCTGGAAAAGTGGTGTCCCAATCACCGGTTTGAGGAGTTGTATAGCGTCCCCCGTCGCCTGTTGCTGTTCCGGTTCCTGCTGCATTATCACGAACATAATAACAATTAGGCATTAGTTAAATTCCGTAGGTAATTCAAGCCAACGTTGATTTTTTTCGTCGGAAATGAAAACCGCCGATCCGTTCAAATCGTTAAAACGAGTGTCGATTAAATTCCATTGCGTCGATGTTATCCCGAGATATGCGGCACGCTGTGCGGCATTGGCACCGCCACGCGTTCTTACAGCTACAAACATCGGATAAATAGCGTACAACGTGTGGACATCACGCAATAACATTGCTCGACCAAGTACGCGCCGGTCGAATTCGGCCTGTGTTTGATATTGCGGTACGCGGTCCGGGTTGTTTCCAGATTCAGCAAAAAGTAACGCCTCATTAACTTCCTGTATTGCACGCTTGTAATCGTATCGAGATATATACAACGCACGAAATAAAGCGTGCTCCGTCTCCGTGTCCGTTCCTGGTACTAGCATTGGAGGTAAGGCAAAATCACCGGTTATATCATCGACAAAGTGATGAACGACATAGCGTGAGCCGGTAATCGCCTGCGTGTGTCCATCTGCTATCGTGTACGAATTAATTATCGTCATTATTATTTAATTCCAATAACCACAAATGAAAAACAATTTGTCCGATTAAACGTTGAAAATCTATCATTATCAAAGGTGCGAAACTTAATTGCAATTTCGCAATTTCTCGAAGTTTTTGCAATGCTAGTTTACCTTTTTCGATGTCGGACATATTGACGCCCTCACGTTAGATTGTATTTGATCCCACGTTAGTTTGTAATGTAATCTTAACTAGGTCACTACTTGCGAGTGTTACCGCTGCAAACGTTACGCGTTGGAACGCTGTGCCGTTTCCGCTCGATGCGTGGTTGGTAAGTAATGCTTCGGTTAATGCTAAGGATGTAACAGAATCGGCCGCACCACCAAACGTTGCAACCGCTGTAAAAACATTATTTGTTTGTGCCGAATATACGGCTAACGGTTTTCGTGCAACTTCCCCTGTTAACCCTGTATCGGTTAATGTCGCCACCGTAGTGACGGTACCTACTGCCATATAACGTATTGCACTTGCTACATCACTATCGGCCGCGATGCGTTTAGCAAGAAAAATGCGACCGGCGTTTGTAATCAAATCATTTACACAAATATTTTCGTCGGGTTGTTCCGTATAATAGCCTTTGTCGCCGCGCCATACTTCGGCCTTAACAATTTCCTGAAGCCCTAAAATATCGGTCGGCGTTGAAAAACTTTTTACTCTTCGTTTCATTGGGTTTACCCTCACAAGCCTAATTCGTACCAGAAAAATCGATATAAAAACGTATTTGTTTGGTTATGTTCGTTTGTTACCGTCATCATATACGGTATGCCGCCGTCGATCGTCCATTCAAGCGGTAAACCTGATATTTCACCACTAGCGCTAGTTCCTGTTCCAGCCCCGACAATTCTATCCTTATCTAATGGATAACCAACGCTTGAAACCGCTGCGTTAACATAAATTCCCGCGCTTGATACTTTAGACGATAAGCGGTTACGGTTACGTGGGGTAATCTGTGTTCCGGTAGTAGTTACAACAGGGTTTTCATAAAACTGTACGCTCAAAGGATTACCTTTAACGCTATAATTTCGAAAATGCATCGCTATTGCTGGATACACCAAAACCGAAACACTAGAGCCAACCGGTAAACTAACTACTTCGTCAAAAATAGAAAACGCTTTTCCTGCATGAATCCAAGCGTGTTCAGTCTCGATCATTAATTGTGCTTGCGAATATGGATCGACGTGCGCCCCAACAATAGTTTGAGAATCAACGGTCGATACGCCGCCGATAAATCGTTTTAGCCAAGGCACGGAAGTTCCCATATTTACAACCCCCCAATAATATTCAATGTCGCAACATGGGTTAAAGGTGTAGCAAAAACGATTTTTACATAACCAAGCGTTGAATATTGCGCCGGAAAATTAATGGCTAAATTTCCGGAACCTACGTCGAACCCTACCGCGCCGGGCGGCGTAATTGTGACAGG